TAAACTTCTGTCTTTATAACAATTTCTAAGAATATAGTGTATAACCGCTTTCTTTTTCTTTGATTTATAATTATCAAGATAATACGATTGCGAATAGAGTCTCATTAGTTTGATTCGTATGAACGTATTATACAAAAGAACCTCCCTTTTTGGGGGAGGTCATGTGACGGTTCTTGAAGTGTCTCAGTGCTTCCTTTCGGGAACGCATTGCCTGAGGTTTCAGTTTTCGTTTTTGCTCCTTCTTGGAGTGATGGTGTCTATTTGGGACTTGCATTGTTCTTTGTTGTATCAGGACATCATACGCGAAAAACCTTTGACTTTCTCGAAACGGATGACACTTTGGAATTTGTCATGTAAGTCTGACTTATGAGAGATAACAAATATGTTAGCATCTTTAACTACATAACGAATGATCTTAAGAAACTCATCTGTACCATAACCATCCAAAGAACTGTCAAATACCTCATCAAGAATTAAAAGATTAGTGCTGGTTGAGTTTTTGAACTTGGCAACTTCTCTCCAAGTGAAAAGAAGAGCTAAGTCTATTCTTTGTTTTTCACCTTCACTAAATGAACTATAAGAAAAATCCTCGTGGATTGGTGATTGAATTGTTTCATTAAACTCTTCATCAAGAGTAAAATTAATATAAAAATCCATCATCTGAAGATACTTATTAACCTGCTGATTAATTAGAGGAAGATACTTTTTAATAATCTTCGTCTTTACACCACCATCCTTTAAAAGACTGTAGATATAATCGTAGTAAGTAATGTCCTCTTTTTGCTTATAGAAGTTTTCAGTTAATGATTGAAGATCTTTTCTAAACTTTTCTAACTTTTCATGTTCAACATTTCGGTTTGCAAGGTCTTCGGTAGTTCTTTGAATTTCATGTTGTAAATCTCTGATCTGTCGATGAATTGATGTAATCCGAGAATTATTTTTAGAAATGTCATTCGTTAAGTTAGAAACATCTTTTGAAACCTGAAGGAAATGATCTTCTCTGACTTCTTCATTGTGAATTGCCTGCTCAAGTTCTTTATAAGCATTTTGCAGTTCTTTTGCCTTTGATTTGGCTTCACTAATTTTATTTAACCTAAACTGTTCTTCCAGATCTTGAGTGCATGTGGGGCATACCGTATTTTCCTTGAAGAAACTATGCTCTTCAGTAATCGTTGTTACCTTCTGCGTCATCTTTCCTTTAAGGTTTCCTAACTTACGAAGTTTGTCTTTTGCACCCTTATAAGTTTCCAGTTTTTTATTCAAGTCTTCAATTTCATTCCCAAGATTTTTTACTTTCTCTCCAAGAGCAGTTTCTTCATCACAAAGTTCAGTAATTTTATCTTCTTTATGTTTTATCGATTCTTTTCCTCGATTTTCAATATCTTCAATAAAAGTTTCTTGCATTTCAATCTTGTCAGAAACAGATTCTTTCTTGAGGTCAATACTTCTAACTTGCTCTTTCAAAAAACGAATCTTATCTTTGACAATAGTTGTCATTGAAGAAAAGATTTTGATGTCAAGCAAATCCTCAATAACTTCTCTGCGACTTGCAGCAGTCAACTGCATAAAAGGAACAAAGTTACTACTACCAAGAATCACAACTTGAGTAAATGACCTATAATTCATCTTAAGAACATTTTGCTCAAGCCATCTCTGCTGATCAATCGAAGATGCTTCTTGGTTTAATACTTCTCCATTTTTATAAATTTCAAATACTGCTGGTTTGATTCCTCTACAAACTTTCCAGTCAATAGTTCCAATTGAAAACTCAATTTCAACTAAACAATCTTTTTCATTTGTAGAGTTAATTAATTGAGGTTTATTAATTCCACGAAAAGATTTTCCAAATAAAGAAAAAGTAAGTGCATCAAGAACAGTACTCTTTCCTGCTCCATTCGCACCAACAATCAATGTAGTATTTGATTTATCAAAATCAATCTCAGTAAACTGATTTCCAGTAGAAAGAAAGTTTTTAAATTTAATTTTTTTAAACAGTATCATTTTCGATTGGAGGTATCACAATATCATTAGAGTCAAAGATTATGTAACTGTGTCCATGCAGTTCACATACTTGTAGTATCAGTTCTTTATCAACTTCAATTACATTCATTTCTGGACTACCAGAATTTTCTAGCATCATAGCAAAACGAGTTGCATCATCTTCTTCCTCAAAAATATAAAGAACTTGTTCTTCAAATTCATTTCTTACAGAATATGCACCTTCATCTTCTCTTCCATCAATAGTTATTATAAACATTTAGAACACTTCGCAAGACTCCCGATAAACTTCCTGAATCATGTTTTTTAGAATTGATTTATCTAATTCGTTTTCGGATTCGGTAATATATCTATTCAAGATAGAAAGAGTATTCTCAGACTGAACATCTTCTGATATCTCTTCTCCTTCAACTACCTGAAAGTTTTCTACAATTTTTACTTCAGCAGGATTTTGTAAGTAAAGATGTTCTATGTATTTTTCAAACTTGGTTTGATTTTTCTTTTCTCGAACAACAACCTTTACGATCTTATTTTCAAAGTCTTGTTCTTTATCCATACCATCTTCAACATAATCAACTAGTTTAAAGATACTATATGGATTATCTATCGGAAAATGTTCCAGAGTTTCTGTATCAAAGATGGTGAATCCTCTCCTATCACCAACATCTGACCAGAACATTTCGTATGGATTTCCCAAGTAGAATATTCTTCTATCATCCGATCTAGTGTGGTAGTGACCAGAGAAGACTTTGGTGAACTTTGAATATAACTTGCCGTCATGACCATGATCCATGACGATTTGTTTATTAACTCTAAATCCGTTGAGCTCAAGGTGCCCCATCGCGATTTCGCAAGTTGTATTTTTAATAAGTTTGAAAGATTGCGTCTCATTGTTTTCATTAATCCAAGGCAAGAATAGGATATCTAATCCACCAATCTTAACCTCTGTTGGTGAGGAATAAGTCTTAATGTTAGGATAAGATTTAAGAAGAAGTTCTGGGGAATTGACTTGACTAGTGTTCTTATAATAAGTATCATGATTACCAACCATAAGATGAACCTTGTACTTAGACAAGGGATCAAAGACAACTCTTTTTGCCCATTCTAAACTTGCGTAATCAATGGTTTTGCGAGCATCAAAGGCATCACCCATGTGGATGACTGTATCTATCCCGTACTGTTCCAGCGTCGGGAAAAAGACAGTTCTATAAAAGTTCTCAAAGTATTCTTCAAATACCTTAGAACCTTTTTTGAACCCATAATGAGTGTCGGTGATAATCGCTAAACGCATTCAATAACGAAGTTTGATGTGAACGTTTTCCTTAATACTATTATAGTCTGAATAGTTTGATCCGTCAATAGTGTTGTCGTCACAGAAGACTTCACTAAAACCAGTCTTTTCAAGAATCTTATTTTTGATTTCTAGTTGTCTTTTCTCTTTTGCAATTCTTCTCAGAAAAGCATAAGTAATAACTTGTGTAAAGTATGCAAATGGATTGGATGATTTATCTGGATTAAAATTCAATACGCATTGGATACAGTTTTCAATTCCATCAGAAACCATCTCATCAATAAAAATGTAGTTGATAAAATTAGTTTTATATGATAGATGGGTTGCCATCTTAATAAAACAATCTCCAATGTACCGTGGAACTTGAGGCTTATTATGACTTTTCCACTTTTTTAATTCCTCAATTGCAATCTCTGGATTCTCCTTAACTGCTTCTGCCATCACAAGATTTCTATACTCAATCAAGGAAGCAAGAAATTCTTTATTGTTTACATAGTGTTCAGACTTTTTTCTTTTAGGCATTGTTCCAACAGTAATCATAAAATTTACTAATCTAATTATCTATAAATTATAACATTTTTACTGAAAATAAACAAGAGTTGACATTACCTGTGGTTTAAGTGTATAATCTGTTTGTCAGGTTCGGATGAGGTTACTTAGCTATTATTAAAGATCTTCTCTAAAGACTTCTTGGCATCATTTACATTAGAGAGATATCCCATCTTTCTTGATGCTGTCTTCTTTGTTGGTTCATTATCACCAAATTGATTAAATTGCTCATACATGGAAATCATTTCTATATCATTATTTTCAGATAATGCTAAAACATCATTAGTATCAATAATCAATAAAGTATTTTTTGTGGTCTTGAGCCAAGGTTCTATTTTGTAACCATTCAATCCTCTTCTGTTTTTTAATTCAGTAACAGTAATAGGAGAATTCAAAAGGAGCATAGTTTTATTCTCATCTTTTGATGCCATTACTTTAGCAAAGATTTCTTCTCCTGTTTTAAGTTTGACTGTTGAATAGAAATCTTCTTCTAATGGTTTTCCACTAAAGAGAACTGTTTCTGGAATTGTTTTTTTCTTTTCTTCTTTTTTATTAAATATCTTACTTAAGAAGGTATTCAATAAGTTTTTTATTTTCTTCATTCTTTTATGTTAATAGGGATTATCTCATAGTTAAAGTTTTCTTCATTGTAGATTTTAATTCTTTCTATAAAATGATTTAGGGTATAATTTTTTCTTGAATTGTAAGTACAATCATCAGCAATATCATAAAGAACTGCTTTAGTCTTGTTTTTTCCTTTTCTCAGTACTCTACC